ATCTAATTAATTTAATACCCTTTAAATCTAAAATATAAGCCTTTAAAACTAGATTAGTTTTCTATTGGTTTTAGATCTGTTATTCATTCAAATGGATTAAAAATATTTATTACCCTACATTTTTATATTTAAATTCTAATATTTAATATTATTTTTATAGTTTTATGGTTTTACTGCCAGTAAATATTATTTATTCTTAATAAATTTCGGATCAGCTTAGTTTTTTCCTGCCAGTCAACTTTTTTGATTTAGAAGAAAAATAGGGGCCCACCCAGCTCTAATTTTTTTTATCTAATGTAGGCTATCTCCTAACCACAAAAAACGAAATTTCAAAAAAAGATCGTGTATTGGCTATTACATGTTATACTTAACTGAGAATAATTATCATTTGCATTTAATATGTCAGAAAGACCACCGCCTTTAGCACCTCAGACACCTTTTGAAGATAAAAAACAGGATAAACCTAAGAAAAGAGGTAATCCTAACTTTTATAAAGGGATGCCATCTTTAAATCCTGCAGGTAAACCTAAAGGTACGATGAATAAGTATGCAGCTCTGTCTAGAGAACTCATGAATGAGAACGCTGTAGAGATCGTAGCAACGGTATTAGCAAAAGCAAAAGAAGGTGATGTGCATTGTTTAAAGATGTGTATGGATAGAATTTTACCTGTACAAAAGGCAGTTGATCCTAATAGAGTTAAAAATGATGCCCAGGTCATTATAAATGTGGCTTCTATTGAGTCAATAGAACAAAAAGCTAGTGAATATGACGAAGCTGAGTTAGTGGAGCCAGAAGAAAAGACTGACGATGAAGTTATTGTAAATGTAGGAAAGAATGTCTGAACTGAACATTGATTTGCATCCAGCACAGCTGCAGATCTTTAATTCTAAAAAACGGTTTAAAATAGTTGCTGCTGGAAGACGATTTGGAAAGTCCTACCTTTCTGCTTGGTTATTACTCATTAACGCTATACAAAGCGAATCGAAAGATGTGTTTTATGTAGGGCCTACTTTTCAACAAGCCAAAGACATTATGTGGGCGATGTTAAAAGACTTAGGTAAAGACTTAATAGCACAGGCCCATGAGAATACAGCAGTACTCACCCTGATTAATGGAAGAAAAATCTATTTAAAGGGCAGCGATCGGCCCGATACGCTCCGCGGCGTTGGCCTGGCATTTTGTGTACTTGATGAATATGCTTCAATGAAGCCTCAAGTCTGGGAACAGATCATAAGGCCTACACTTTCAGATGTGCAAGGTGGTGCTTTATTTATTGGAACACCTGCTGGTAAAAATCATTTCTATGATTTGTATGTAGATGCGTTTGAAGATAACGATTGGGATGCGTTTCAATTTACATCAACCGATAATCCGTTTATACCTGATAGTGAAATAAAGGCTGCCAGTAAAACCATGTCATCTATGTCATTTAGGCAAGAATTTGAGGCATCGTTTGAAACTAACTCTGGCGGCATATTTAAAGAAGAGTGGTTTGAGAAATCTGAAGAGCCAGAAGAAGGATCATATGTCATAGCTGTAGACCCTGCTGGATTTGAGTCTATAGAAAAGGAAAGGAATTTAAAAAGATCGAGATTAGACGAAACGGCTATTGCGATTGTCAAGATAGATCGTGATAAGTGGTGGGTCAAAGACATACTACATGGTCGTTGGAATGTAAAAGAAACTGCCAAAAAAATTCTTTCATCTGCGATGAAGGTAGAAGCAGCTACTGTAGGGATCGAAACAGGGTCGTTGCGAAACGCTATATTACCTTACTTGGAAGATGAAATGCGTGTTGCTGGACGATGGGTAACAATTGTTGAATTACGCCACGGTGGAAAAAAGAAAACAGAACGCATAACTTGGGCCTTACAAGGTCGAATGGAACATGGCCAGGTTAGCTTTAATGATAAAAAAGATTGGAAAGAGTTTTTAGGTCAATTAAATGACTTTCCAAATCACTTAGCACATGACGATCAACTTGATGCTTTGGCCTATATAGACCAGGTATCAGTAGCAGACTTTGCACACTCTATTGAATTGGCAGATGATTGGGAGGCACTAGATGATGTCGCTGGATATTAAAGACATATTTGAAGAAGATATGACTGAGCAAGAAATGATAGAGTTGCTGCAATATAGTGCAGATGACACAACTTTAGCAGAAAGATACATTGTTGCTTGTCAGATTATTAGTAACTTAACAAAAGATATACCTGAAGATATAACAGAAAGAGAAGAAATGGTTGATTTAACAATTTGCAAAATGTTAGTAGATGGTTTAATTGCAGTTGAAGAAGTAAATCGGTCAATACACTAAATGATAACGATTATCACTTGCAATTGAGAATGATAACTGTTAAAATCGGCTACTATTACTAGAGGTCTGCATGAAATAATATGAATAATCAAGAAAATAAATATCAAGCATTAGCAAGTTGGTTAAATTATCGTCTTGACGGGTGGAGAACTCACAGAAATATTAATTACATTCCTATGTGGGATGAATATTACAGATTGTGGAGAGGCATTTGGTCTGCTGGAGATAAAACAAGAGCAAATGAACGATCAAAACTTATATCACCTGCGTTACAACAAGCGGTTGAGTCATCTGTTGCCGAACTCGAGGAAGCAACATTTGGCAGGGGAAAATGGTTCGATATACAGGATGATTATTTAGACCAGGATCCTAGTGATGCTGAATATGTGCGAAACTTATTGCAAGAAGATCTAGAAAAAACTGGCTGTAAAGATGCTATATGCGAAGTTTTTCTTAATAGTGCCATCTATGGAACAGGTGTTGGCAAAATTGTAGTCAAACAAACAATAGAAAGGGCCCCAGCAGAAAAGCAAATTGATGGAACAATGGCTACAACTCGTACTGTAGTCGAATATCCTGCTATTGATGTTCATGTGGAGCCTATATCACCTAAAGAATTTCTTATTGATCCATCAGCCAACTCAATTGACGATGCTTTAGGCGTTGCTCACGAAGTTATTAAACCTAGATACCATGTTGTTGAAGGTATACGCTCTGGTATTTATAGAGATGTGCCTTTAGATGGTGATTATGACACAGTAAAGTTTGGTTACGACCCAGAAACAAAACAAGCAGACGAATCTGACTCTGTTAAAATTTGCGAGTACTGGGGATTGGTTCCAAAACGCTTTTTAAAAGAAAATGCAGACAAAGATGACTTTGAATATGACAAATCTAACGCTAATGAGTTAGTTGAGGCTGTTGTTACCATGTGTAACGATCAACATATTTTAAGAGTTGAAGAAAATGCGTTTATGATGAACGATAGACCATTTATTTCTTATCAACACGACATCGTACCAAACAAGTTCTGGGGTAGGGGGGTTTGTGAGAAGGGCTATAATCCACAAAAAGCTCTAGATGCTGAAATGAGAGCAAGAATTGACTCTTTGGCTTTAACTACTACGCCAATGATGGCCGCAGATGCGAGTAGATTGCCAAGAGGCGTAAAGTTTGAAGTGAGAGCAGGAAAAACTGTCTTGACCAATGGTAATCCTAGAGATGCTATCATGCCGCTCGACATGGGTACAACAGATCCTAATACATTTAATCAGGTTGCCTCACTTCAAAACATGATACAAATGGGAACTGGCTCTGCTGACAGTGCTTCACAAGGTGGAGATACTGCTAGTGGCATGTCAATGATGCAAAGTGCTGCAATTAAACGACAAAAGCGTACTTTAATGAATTTCCAAAACACATTCCTTATACCTTTAATAAACAAGGCAATGTGGAGAAAGATACAGTTTGATGTAGACAGATACCCTGTTAACGATTATAAATTTATTCCGTATTCAACGATGGGCATTATGGCTAAAGAGTTAGAAATGACTCAAATGGTGCAAATGTTACAAACCATACCGCAAGATTCACCAGCTTTTGATATTATTTTATTAGCATTATTTCAAAACTCGTCAATACATAACAGAGATCAAATTGTTAATGCCTTAATGCAAGGTGAAGAGCCAGACCCACAAATGGAACAAATGCAACAAATGGGTATGCAGCTTGAAATGCAGCAATTACAAGCCAATGTACAAAAGACTTTGGCTGAAGCTAAAGAAGAGGAAGCAAAGGCTATTGCACATCAAGCAGATGCAATGAATAAACAACCAAATGATATAGATTTGCAAGAAAAAATACTTAAATTGCAAAAAGATTCTATAGCAATTGAAAAAGGTATTGCAGATATTGAGAATATGCGTTCTGAAACTGCTAGAAACATTCCAGAAGTAGAACATTTACAATCTGAAACAATACTTAACCTAGCAAAAGCTAGGGAAGCAGGAAAAAAAGTTAATTTATCTAACACAGTACAGTAAAAATGGTTAAAACCGATGAAAAGTTCTTGGTTGATAGACTAGGAATGACTGAAACAGAAGGCTGGTTAGATTTAATAGCAGATTTAAAGAATTTAGAAGAAAGTATTGGTAATGTAGACAATATTGATTCTGAAAAAGACCTTTGGATAATCAAAGGTCAGTTGCGTATTTTAAATTTTATTGTAAATTTAGAAAATGCGACAAACCTAGCGTTGGAAGAACTCCAAGACGGAAATTCAACATAATTCAAACTTCACAACCCTGAAGAGGGCGGAGAACACAATGAGTGAAAGTATAGTAGTAGATGAAGCACCCTTACAAGGTGAACCAATAACAGAAACACAGGATGAACAAGTAACACAAGAGGCACAGAATGAGGAAACTCAACAACCTGAACCCGAGATTCCTGCAAAGTATGCTGGTAAATCCATTGAAGATGTTATTAAGATGCAGCAAGAAGCTGAATCACTAATGAGTAGACAAGCCGATGAACTTGGCCAACAACGAAAGTTAGTACAAAGTTTACTTGAAGCACAAAATAAAGCTAATGAAGCTACTCCACCAGAGGAACCTGTAATACAGGAGGAGAACTTCTATGATGATCCAGTTTCGGCTGTGAACAAAGCCATAGAAAACCACCCAGATGTTATAAAGGCCAGAGAAGAAAGAATGGGCAACATGCAAAAGCATAATTTGGAATCCTTAGACAAGGCATACCCAGATTGGCAAAAAACTGTTGCAGATACTTCTTTTCAGAAATTTATTGGTGATAGTGCAACAAGAACAGAAATGTTTCGTAAAGCTGATACAGAATATAGGTCAGATTTAGCAATTGAACTTTTTGATTGGTACTCACAGACTCAAATGTCTGGTGCAACTCAAGAAGCAGTAGCTGAAGAAAAATCTAAAATTCAAAAAGCTATGAAACAAACAAGTTCTGAAAGTAGATCATCGGGAGATTCCGTAGGTGGAAAGAAAGTTTACCGTAGAGCAGATTTAATTAATCTACAGGTAACAGATCCTAACCGATATGCAACACTTGCTGATGAAATTCAGGAAGCGTATGCCGAGGGAAGGGTTAAATAATAATACTATAATAGGAGAAGTAAAATGGCTTTGGGTTCAAACCAAGTAACGACTTCCGTAGCTAATAACTTCATCCCCGAGTTGTGGAGCGATGAAGTAATAGGTGCATATAAGTCTAATCTAGTGGTTGCTAACCTAGTAACTAAGCTATCTCACAAGGGCAAAAAAGGCGATACTATATATATCCCAGTCCCGGCAAGAGGAAGTGCAAGTGCTAAAGCAGCAAACACACAAGTAACATTATCAGCAGCAACTAATACTGCTGTCACAGTATCTATCAATAAGCATTATGAGTATTCAAAGCTAATTGAAGATATTGCAGAAGTACAAGCACTAGCGTCAATGCGTAAGTTCTACACAGACGATGCTGGTTATGCTTTAGCTAAACAAGTAGATACTGATCTATTTGCTTTAACTGAAGGTTTTCAAGGTGGTACAGTAGGTGGAGCAGCAGCAGCTTCTTTCGAGAAAGCAGTAATTGGCTCTAATGGTTCTACTGATTACACAGGTAACTCATCTAACGCTGCCGACATCACAGATGCTGGTATTCGTAGAATGATTCTTACACTTGATGATGCAGATGTACCAATGGACAATCGTGTAATGGTTGTACCGCCAATTGCAGCTAATGACATGCTAGGAATCAATAGATTCACAGAGCAGCAGTTCATTGGTTCTGGTGATGCTATCCGTACAGGCAAGATTGGTCAAATCTACGGTGTTGATGTGTTTATTTCTAGTAACTGCCCTTCAGCAGCAGGTAACTCTGGCGCTGATAGAGTTGGTACTTTGATGCACAAAGATGCTCTAGTTCTAGCCGAGCAAGTTGGTGTACGCTCACAAACACAGTACAAGCAAGAATATCTTGGTGATCTTTTCACTTCAGATACTATTTATGGAGTTGCAGAACTTCGTAATGATGCTGGTGTTGCGTTTGTTGTACCAGGAACTTAATAGTTAATTAAGTTGAAACCCCTTCTCACGAGGGGGTTTTTCTGAATTAATTAGGAGTTGTTATGCCTTTTTACGATTTTAAGTGTAAAGAAAACCATGTAACAGAAGAAAACATATCGTACACAGATATGCAAAAAGGAATTAAGTGTTCTAAATGTGGTCAACACGCAGAAAGAATATATTCAATTAACTCTTTACGACCTAGTTTTGGGTATGAAAGCACTAGGTGGACTCAAAGAGAAAAGAAAAGACAAAGCAAGGATAAATTTAATGGACATATTTAGTAATACAACAGACACAGACTCAACTGATTTACTTGAAATAGATCGTTTTAAAGCAAAGATACTTGAGATATGGTCAAGAATGCTGACAGAGTGTTATTCGCATTACTATGATGAAGATGATGAAAATAGTCCATCTATGGAAGAATTTGTAGAGTCTAACGCCCTTAAATTTGCTAATGATCCTGAACCTGAAACAGAACTAGACTCCCTTATGGACATGCTAGATGGTTTGATGGATGAGGATGAACAATTAGAAAGTGTCCAGGCAGAAGGTAATGCTCCTACTTATGGTGGTAAGCAATTGTCTGCCAACAACGAATCAATCAAAAAGGAAAAAACAGATTATGAATATAACCACAAGGCTACAAAAACTCCAAAAGAGTCTGGTTCTGGAGTTAAGGGTGGCTCGTATGTGGGTACGCCTACTGGTCAGATCAGTAAAAGAAAAGATGCAAAAGTTATTACAAAGTATTCGCCACTTATTACAGAAATTAAAGACGAACTTAAAGAGTTAGCTGCAAGACAAGCTATAGGTAAAAGAAGGCAATTGTTTAGATAATGAAAAAGTTTCATTGGAAAAAACAAAAAGCTATTGCTATGTACCTTAATAAAAGACAGGCGTTAGAAACACAAGGCAATGTCAATACATCATCTGAAGTTGAAATAGAGATGGAACATACCAGTTCTTTTTTAATCACAGAATCTTCATCTAACGCTTTACCTAACTATATTATCACGGAGTAAATATGGCAACAACTAAAGTATCAGCCTTATCAGCAAAAACTTCATTATCAGGTAGTGAAGAATTATTAATTAATGATGGCGGTACTTCTAAGAAAGTAACAGCCACAAACTTACTAGCAGGAACAGCAGTTGCAGATGGTTCTATATCTACAGCTAAGATTGCAGATGATGCGGTAACAGCAGCTAAACTAGCTAACTCAATTAACACCGATATTGCTACAGGTGTAACAGCCAATACTACTGCTAATGCCGCCCTACCTAAATCTGGCGGTGCTATGACAGGTGCTATCACAACTAATTCTACTTTTGATGGTAGGGATGTAGCTACAGATGGTACTAAACTAGACGGTATAGAGGCAAGTGCTACAGCAGACCAAACAGATGCAGAAATTAGAGCAGCAGTAGAAGCTGCTACAGACTCTAATGTGTTTACAGATGCCGATCATAGCAAACTTAATGCTATAGCTGCGAGTGCTAACAACTATGTACATCCTAACCATAGTGGTGAGGTTACATCTACAGCAGATGGAGCAACAGTTATTGCAGACAATGTAGTAGATGAAGCTAATCTTAAAATATCAAATACACCTACTAACGGATATGTACTTACAGCACAGTCTGGTAATACAGGCGGTTTAACCTGGGCAGAAATATCGTCTGGTAATACTACAGCAAATGGAATGTGGGAACACGCACACACGATCAGTAGTAACTATAGCATAACAAGTGGCAACAACGCTATAGCAGCTAGTCCAATTACAATCAATTCAGGGGTATCAGTCACAGTACCTACTGGTTCAACTTGGGTGATAGCATAATGAGTAAAGTTAAAATACAAGGTAACGCATCAGGCACAGGGGTACTAACTGTAACTGCTCCGAATACGAGTACAGACAGAACGATAACATTACCTGATGGCACAGGAACACTTATTGCTGATGATGGAAATAACAATTTAGTGCTAAGTGGTGCTGTTAGTTCAGTAGGTGCTAATGCTAATGCTAGTGTCGTTAATCGTACTGGTTCTGATGGTGATGTTATTTCTATAAAAAAAGATGGCTCAGAAAAAGGTAATATTGGTACTAATGGTTCTAATATTTATTTAAATTCAGAAGGTGGGACTCTTAAACTACAAGTAAGTGGAACAGATACTTACAATGGAGATTCTACTGCTTGGTATCCAGCAACGGATAACGCTAAAGATTTAGGCTATGCTTCTTTTCGTTACAAAGACCTCTACTTATCAGGCGGACTTAAAGTAGGCGGAACAAGTGCAGCCAATACTTTAGAGGACTATGAGGAAGGCACTTGGACACCTTCTATTGGTGCTAATAGTGGTCGTTCTGGTACTTGGTCAAGTGCTGTTGGTCTTTATACAAAAATAGGAAACATAGTTCATTTGTATTTCGGTATTACTGGTTCAGCTATGTATTTTACAAGTGAATTAGGTTATCAAAATATTACTGGATTACCTTTTACAGCTGATAATCCAACAGGTTACAGTAATTATAGTGGCTCTTGGAGTGGTGATGCTGTAACTAGAAGTTCTGCTGGTTCTGTTTATCTTCACACAACTAATATATATTTGCACGCTAGAAATGAAAGTCCATCTTCAACAGGTGTTACTGGTATTGGTGGCTATATAAGTTATAGGACAAATTCTTAATTATTCTAAGTGGATTCTTAGAACGGACATTTAATAACAGGAGAATGCAATGGCATTAACAAAAGAAACAGTAGTAGACAAGATTGAAGTTTTAGAAATGGGGCAAGTGCAAGTACGAACAGCAACAAGAGTCAAGGAAGATGGAGCAGTCTTGTCATCATCATTCCACAGACATATTGTAGAACCTAGCACTAAAGCTAGTGGCTCTTGGAAAGACACAGACATTAGTAAAGAAGATGCTAGAGTACAGGCAATAGCTAATGCGACTTGGACTAACTCAGTAAAGACAGCCTATCAAAAGATGATAGATGCACAAGCATTATAGGAGTAACGAATGGCAATTGTAATTAATGGTTCAGGCACAGTCACAGGACTATCTGTTGGTGGATTGCCTGATGGTACAGTCGATGCAGATACTTTAGCAAGTGGTGCTGGAGGAGTAGATGGCATTACATCAACTGCTGATGCTACTGCTATGACAATTGATAGTAGTGAAAGTGTGGGTATCAACAACTCTACAGGTTTTGGAACATATAGCGGAACTGGTGTTAAATACTCAAAAGGTGATGGCACTTTTTTTGTTGGTAGAGATGGTGGACAACCTTTATGGCTCAACAGGGAAACATCACAAGGGGATTTGATTGGTCTTGCTGCTGCTGGCTCAACCCACGCAAGAATTGGCACTACCAGTAATGCACTTGTATTAAAAACTGGTACTGGTGGTAACACAGAGCGTATGCGTATTGATAGTGATGGTCACATTACTATGCCTAGTCAATCAGCGTTTGAAGCAAGAACGTCAAATGCACTTGCTGATATTTCAATTAACACAGCACACACAATAGCGTTTAATACTGAAAGATATGATGTAAACGGAGATTTTAATACAAGCACTCATACTTTTACTGCACCAGTTACAGGTAAATATATGTTAAATACATTTATTCGTTTACAAGAAGTTGATGCTGATGCTATTTATTATCATTTATATTTTGTAACAAGTAACAGGACATATTTTGACATTATAGACCCAAGAGGTTTTGATACTGATTTAGCATATATGAATATGCGATGTTCAGTTTTAGCAGATATGGATGCAAGTGACACCGCTTATGTACAAATATATCAAGCTGGAGGTGCAGCACAGACAGATGTAGCTGCTAATGATGACGTACACTTTTCAGGATTTTTAGCTTGTTAATGACAGGGCGAAATAACCCACTTTAAATGAAGGAGTAATAATGGCAACACACACAAAAACAATAAGTCTTACAGATTTACAACAGAATATTTTAAAGAATGATTTATATAGTGATGCAGATAATGCTGGACTAGATTCTTGGATTCAAAATGCAGTTGATGGCAAGATTAATAACGCTTGGAAAAGAATGCAGACTGAGTGGACAACTAAGCTAATGAATGATAAATCATTTACAGATGCAATACCAAGCAATCAAGCAGACTTTGTAGCACTAGTAATAGCTAGGTCAGACTACAAGAATCGTAAAGCAAGAGATGATGCATCAAAACCATAGGAGTTATAGATGAGTACAATAAAATCAAGTAACGAGCATCTAACACTAAACGCTGATGGTTCTTCTAAAGACATAAAGTTCCAAGCCAACGGAGTAGAGAAAGCGAGTATCAGTTCTGCTGGTGTAATAGCTACTAATGGAGCATCTTTAGATGGTGCTGTAACAATAAACGATACTGGTGCTGATGTAGACTTTAGAGTAGAGGGTGATAATAAAGATGATGCACTATTTGTTCAAGGTTCTAACAGCTATGTAGGTATTGGAACTAAGACTCCTGAAAGACCTTTTACTATAGACCATCAATCTAGCACTACATCTCTAGGAGGAACTGCTGAAGTTATTAAAATTGCTGGGAGTGCTGTTGATGAATCTTATTGTGGAATTGGATTTCATTATGACAATAGTGCTGGTCAAACTCACAGTCCATCTTTTATTGGTTATCAAGCAAAGAATTTTTCAGGTAGCACTAATGGAGATTTAGTTTTAGCAACAAGAAGTGCAACAAGTGATTCTGCACCAACAGAGCGTATGCGTATTACCTCAGATGGCAGAGGCTTGTCACAGTTTACTGCGAAGTTTTGGATTAATTTTAATGGTACTGGCAGTATAGCCATTAGAGATAGTCATAACATATCAAGCATTGCAGATAATGCTGCTGGTAGATATTCAGTTAATATTGATAATAATGTAGCAAATGTTAATTATGCTGTGACAGCAGCAGTAAATGATGGTAACGCTTTACCAGCGAGAAGCACACATTCTGCACATATAGCTAATCAAGAAGTTGGCAGTTTTGAAGTTTATACTGGTTATGGTTCAACAACAAGTTCAAACGGAGCTGCTGCTGATGCGAGTACAGTTAATTTAATAGGTTTTGGAGATTAATATATGAGATTAATATATGACGATAGTGGAGTAGCAGCAGTATTAATACCATCTCCTAAATTTTTAGCTACCTTAACAGGAACAGATGAAGAAAAAATGATTCATCTTGCTAATAAAGATTTACCAACTGGCACTAAATACGAAATCATAGCTGACTCAGTTGACTTGTCTGACAGAACATTCAGAAATGCTTGGACATATACTGCTGGTTCTGATGAAAAGACTTCAGCAGACTTGAGTGCAGATGACTTAGCTAAATACAATATGAAGGAGAACCTCTAATGCCAATTACTGTAGACATCAACAAAGCTAAAGTCATAACTAAAGACAGACTTAGAGCAGAAAGAAAGCCTTTGTTAGAAGAACAAGACATTCTGTTTATGAAGGCACAAGAAGCTGGTACATCAACTTCAGCTATTGTGACAGAGAAGCAAAGACTTAGAGATATTACAAAGCAAGTAGATAGTATGACTACAACAACTCAATTAAAGGCAGCTAAAGTAGAAGCCTAATGTCTGACAGACTGCGTAACAATGTAATAGCTGGGTTTATAGTCCTAGCGTTTTGGATAGTGTTTGTATTGCCAGTAATGGCTGCTGATCCGATTGTTACAGATTCAACAAGTGTTGTTACGACTACAGGTGAACAAACTACAACAGTTAAACAACCACCGCCTAGTGCAATAGCACCTCAATTTGGTAGTGGAAACAATAGTGATTTATGTACGATCAGTTCTAGTGGTTCAGTACAGACACAGATTTTAGGTTTATCAGTAGGTACAACATACACAGAAGAAAACTGCCTAAGACTAAAGAAAGCACAAAAGCTATATATGTTTGGAATGAAAGTAGCAGCAGTTAGTGTGATGTGCCAAGACCCAGATGTATGGTCTGCAATGATGTCGGCTGGAACACCTTGCCCTATAGATGGTTTGATCGGTGATGAGGCAAAGAGAGCCTGGGCAGTTAAGACAGATGAGATACCAATGCCAGAGGAGAAGAATGAAATTAGTGTTGCAGAAAAGCGTGAAAAGGCTCTTAGTATTATGGGTACTGTTGCTGCTGCCTTTATATTCTTTTAGTTACGAATTTGGCTATACAAGTAATGCTGCTTTATATGGCAATATTTGGAAAATGAATACAGGCACTTTAGGTGTAAGTGCAGAAGAAGGTTTAGATATAAGTGGTGTGCTTTACAACTACACAACAGTTAAGAATGTAGTCGATGACTTTACAGTTACGATAGAAAGCGACAAAGTTGGTGGTGGTTATGTGTTCCAAGAAGAACACGATTGGGATGGACAGTATAGCGGTACGGTACAGAATGTTATACCTTTGCCTTACACACCAATAGAGCAGTTTGGTGATGGTAGGATCAGAGGTACAGGTACAGGCAGTATAGAGGATGTAACTATACTTTATATGTACAGATGGGATTTATGTAGAAACGCACAGAATGATGAGAGTTGCCCTAATTACATACCACCATTACCAGTTATACCTAAGATAGAAATATATGATGCTTTAGATGATGAGTTTGTTAAAGATACAACAGAAACGGTGGATGACAACCTTCTGGATAAAAAGGAAGAAAAAAGAGAAACAGAAGAAGAAGATGAAGAAAGAGAACGATTAGAAATAGCAATGGCAGCTACAGAGAATGCCTTAACTATAGCTAACACAGCATCACAAGCATCTATCTTAAAACAAATTAATACAGCTACAAATATTAACTCTTATTATGTAGCAGAGATCCAGGGTGGGATGTATCGTGATTCTACAGCGTTACAAGGTGGTAAAATAGTAGACAATAAAAAAGCGTTAAGAAGTTTAGGTCAAGATAAATTAATGAATGAAATGATAGGAGATCAATACAAATGAATAAATTATTAGCAATTAGTTTAGTTCTTGTACTTACTGGCTGTTCTATGTTTGCAAAAAAAGTTGAAGCTAATACTAATATTAATGGCAATGTAGAGTCAAGATGTACAGTTAATACTGATACTGTAGGTTATTACGGAAACCCTAATGCGTATACGCTTACAACTTTACCTGCAAGTGATGGGCAAGTACCTGTGATTCGTGTTGATACATCTCTAGCTAATGCTTACAAAGCACAGATAAGTTACCCTACTTCTTTTAGTTCAAGTCCAAGTTTAGGTGATTCTGTTACATGGACAGGAACAGTTGCATATGCTTCTGGAAGTGTTTCTGGTATGAGTGCGTATCAAGCAGCCAGTACAACAGCAGATGGCGGTGCAATGAGAACTTATAATTTAACACTAGCAGGTACAACTTGGT